GTAATTATGTTTTGTTAGATCAAACGTCATAATATTCCTTTCTATTATTGTTAATGAAGTACTGATTATAACATAATTTTTAAGATAAATCAAGAGGTGTAAATCATTAAAGCAATAAAAAATCCCCTCGGCTTTTGACCGAAGGGATTCTATCAAGTTATATTAGCAGTTATTAAGCTGCAGAATCTTGAATTTGGATTGTAGTAGCTGGTAGACCGGCAGTAGTAACATCGTTCAACAAAGCTTGGAAGCTTGAAGAAGAGATTAGACCGAGTTCACCATCATCCTTAGTGAAAGTACCTAGCTTAACTTTAGGGATTGCGAAAGCAACGAAGTTAGCAGTAGCGGTGCTATCAGAGGTAACTGTCAAAACTAGAGATACTGTTGATTCAGCATTAAAGTAATCACGGAAAGCAGCATCTTGGAAGTAAACACTCATATTACCAGTAACACGAATACGACCAGTGAAGATATCAGCAATAGAGTTGGAACCAACTACAGTAGCATTCTCAGTGGCACGTTCGATAGTAAAATCAGCAGATGTTACTAGAGCAACAGGAGCACCGTTTACAAGTAGGACACCGTTAACAGCAGCGAAGATACCAGTTGTACCTTGTGCAGTTGGTGAAGTAAAGTATTGTGTAGTACCAGTTTGTGTTAGGTCTTTACCAGCGAAACCAATGTCAACAGTAGTTAGACCAGTAGCAGGTAGCTGAACAGCAACACTATTAACTTTCATACCTGTGTAAACTTCAGACTGAGCGATATCAGAGTAGAATTCTTCTACAGTGTAGGAATCATCAGTGTGACCAGTTGCAGGAACAAAAGTTTGCTTACCGGGAGCAGTTAAGGTTACGCTTGTAGCAGTACCTTGAGCAGTCATTGTAGAACCGTTTAAAGGAACAACAACAGCGTTTGTAGCGGTTAGAGAAGCGACCAATAGGTTTTTACCGTTATCACCACTGGTAGTCAAACCAGAAGCACGAACTACCATACCTACCTTAACACCGTCTGTCAACCATGAACCAGTTGCACGAACTAGGGTATAAGTTGTACCGACAACAGTTACTGTAACCTGAGCAGCAGCACCAAGAGTAACAGCAGTAAAGTCTTTACCTACTACAGAACCCATGAAATCAGAATAGGAAGCTGAAGAAAGTTCACCGTTTAGAGTACCTTCGGCTGAACGAACACCATGACGAAAATCAGCTACTTGACGATCAACACGAATTTCGTTTGATTCATAAGCTTCTTTTGCTAGGTTAAAGTTGGCAGTAACTCTGCGTAGTAGTTTTCCAGATGTATTACCTGCTAGAGTACCAAAAGTAGTTTCTTTCTTGTAAGCAACCTGTTTGGCTGTACCTTTTGTAATTGGCATATTATTTCCTTAATTTAAATTATCAACATTTGCAAATGTACTGATTTAGGTTCAGCAACCTTGTTATTAATAAGAATAAACTTCTGCAACCAATTCGATTAGCACAGGACAAATTATTCTCTCAGATACAACAGTATTTCCAGCAACTTGTGGAGTTCTTAATACGTGTATTCTTACGTTACCTTCTTGTAATACTAAACCTTTTGCAAAATGATTACGAATCAATTCGGCTCGATTTATAACTTCGGAAGTTCCTTTGTTTGCAGCACCGACTACGAATACTTGCATTGTTACTCTTTCTCTATGAAAGCCAGTACCAAGTACAGGATCATCTGGAGATTGAATAGTAAATTGTACTCTTTGGTAAATACCATTCGGTGGATCAAAACTAACGCCTTCCCATGCTGTAGTTACTGCAGGAGTTAATGCATTTAGTTTTCTTTCGGCTGCTCTTTTAATTTCTATAATTGCCATTAACTTGCCTTATAATAGTCATCCAAATTCAACTGATATGTTCTGTATACAGCATCAACAGTTGGTTGTATAATCGGTTGTTGTTTATTATACCTTTGAAAATTATTTTCAAGCTCTAATATGTAAGGACCAAAGTTGCTGATCATAACTGTTTCACCTAACTTGTAAGCCATCAAATCGCTCTGTATAAGTGAAGCTGCCATTTCATCAGAATCTTGACCGTACAGAGTTTGCATTTCTAAAGTACCATCAGTAGAAACTCTCCAAGAACCTTTAGCAAAACCTTCAATTGGTTCTAAACCTAAATTCTTTTGACGTAATAAATATAAAGGTTCCCATTTAATGGAATCACCAAGAGGTGTATTATCAATTGCTGTCCATGCTACAATATGTGAGAACTTTCTCACCATACCTTCCATTTTACGGACAGCTTCTTCATGGAACTTCTTTAAGCTTTGTTCTAGTTTTGAAGTATCGCATGTAATCTGCATGATTAACCTTTAACAGTTAGAATCTTGTATAAAATCACAAGACCATCAGCAGCATGTTCGGTTACAGAATCTACTGTGTAAGTAACCGCATCAATTGTAATCTTATCTTTAGGTGCAGGTACAAAACTCAAGTTATTATTAGCTAAATAAAACAGTGCAGAATCTCTACCGATCATATTTGGAAAATTATACTGACTAGCTCTAATGTGCTTTTTATACATTCTTACAGTATATGCTGTTTCAGTATTAGTTGTGCTACCAGTTTCAATATCATAAGCACCTTCAGTAACTATTGTATAAGTACAATTCTTACCGTGTTCACTGATAGCTCTTGAAGTAATAGATAAATAACGATCCATTATGTTCTCCAATTAAATGCCAAATGTACTAGGACGAACAATAAATTGTAAATCTGTAGGTTGATTGATAATATTGTTATCTAGATTAGCATCATTAGCTTGCATGTCACTTTTAGATATTCCTCCTGCATAACCTTGTACGGTATCATACAAGTTGTTTAGATCAGGATTTTTAATGTAAATCTGTAAAGCTTGCATGTAATTACGGGCGGCTGCGGAACCCTTGATTGAGAACAGGTCAACCGTATCATCCGTTCGCATTGAAAGTTTTAACATGATACTCTTAGCAGCATCCATAGCGGCCCTGCGAATATTCCAATCATGTTTACTCAAGAAGTAATTATACTCTTCATCGGACATGATGGGGAATTCTGGAGAAGTGTCTCCAAGTTCTATTCTTAATGCATGAATTGTCATAATATCTCTTCCTGTAATTTATTTGATTTACTTAGATTTTCTTTTGCAGGAATAACTTGTAGATTCCACGGTACATGTAAACCACATACATTTTCACCTTGAAGTGGTACGATATGATCTACATGATATTCTTCACAAGTGGATAACTGCATTTGTTGAGATATTCTATAAAATTCTTCAATCTGTCTGTGATCATCAACAGTCAACCACGATGGTGTAGCTTGAAATTTAGCTGCCCTATATCTAGCTTTATGAGCAGCAATTTTTGAAGGATTATTTTTACCGTATTCTTGCATACGTATTAAACAAGCATCTCTATTAACTTCATAATATTCTTGTGCTCTAATTAATATTTTATTTTTATTTTCTAAATAGTATTTTTGTGACTGAATTGCAAGTTTATCTTTATTTATTTCACGATAATTCTGCATTTGAGATAAAAGTTCATCTTTATTAATACTATAATAAGCTGAATTGTACTTTTTAGTACAAACTTTACATTCAGTAGCAAAACCATCTTTTTTAGATTTATTTTTATTAAAAGCACTAAATAATTTTAATTCTTTACATTTACTACAAGTTTTGTACATGATTTCTCCCGAAATTTCCACTAAAAGATATTAGCAGGAACTGTGGATAGTAGTTCTTTTCGGGGATCAGCCTAGCTAATTTTATCTAACATTAATCTTTTATTATAACACAACATTTGTTACAACACAAGACTAATGTTAGATGCCTCAACTAAGAGGCAATCTAAGTTTATTTCAGAAAGCCCCGAAGGGCAATCATCAGTTAGAAGTTGTCAATTGAACAACCGCTTGTGGTCTACGCACTAGGTTCAAAAAGTTTGCTTCTGATTGAATCTGAATTTCGCTATCTTTTGGATCACGATAGGTAAAGACGTATGCTTGTTCACCAATAGTATTCACATGACTAAATTTATTAGCAGGTGAGAAATAGGTCTTGAACATGTCAGCAGTACCTTGTGGTAGCATGTAAGCTTCGCCAGCAGGGATTAGAGCAGTACCATTGTAAGAACCACGGTATTCAATGTACTCAACACCACCGTGTACGAAACGGCGATATACACCAGAACCTAGACGGTTACGTAGAGGCTCTTG